CCCACTGACTCGGCGTACCGCCGGGGTTGTCAAGAGCAGCAACTGCTTCTAGACGTTTGATGTCTTGTTCTTCTAGTTGAATTTGTTCAGCAACAGTTGTTGGTTTAACACCACCAGTGATGGCATTAATACCTTGTTTAATACCCTCAACACCGACAGGAATCAGTGCTGAGAGTAGTGTAGTTAAAAGCATACTCATTTCTTTTCTTTCTTTTCTACATTTTGTAGTGGATTAGTTGATCCGATGGAAACACCAGAACCATGAATAGGACCATATGGAGTACTGGGATTCCAAGTATTATAGCCCATAGGACGACCACAACAAGGACAGAAATTATTATATTGAGGAGGATATGGAATATACATTAAGGCATCCAATTGAAAAGTCCCGGAGCATGTTCCGAGAGAATGTTGTTAATTGTTTTTGCTACTTCGCGGATTTCCCACTGTGCGTGTGTGTCTGCACGAAGAGCAATGAAGTCAAGCCAAGCTTGAAAATTACCAGTAACAATTAGTTCAGTTGATCCTCCGTTGGGAAGGACGAACCGGGCATCTTCCTTTTTAACACCTTGCTTAAGTAGTTCATTATACGTGTCCATTGCAGCTTGATATGCAGCACGGACAATGTCAGGATTAGCTGAAGGAGGAATTACAAAATCCGTAGACGACTCATTACAATACCTTTGCGAACGTTGAAGAAAATCTAGATGTTTGCTACGAACAAATTGATGGCTACAAGTACGAGAAATGCCGGTAACGTGAAATGTAGCGAACGCAAAACGTAAAGTAGCAAGATGTCCCTTGTCTTTACATGCAATAGCACGTTTAACGCAAGCATTTTGCTCCATACTTGAGTTATAACAAATACCAGCGAAGCGCCCAATAAGCTCAAGAGAATTAGGAGTAATGTACTCAAGGACAACATTCACCGATTGTCTCCATTGCCAGTTAGAACATCACGAGTTTTACGTGACTCCAACTTTGCATTATTGATAGCTAGAATATCTTCTAGAGAATAACCCAGAGAATCAGCAAGGCGAGCGACGTACCAACAAACATCCCCAAGTTCATAAATGATACCACCAATATCAAGCTTACCAACCCGTAGATGTTTCTTAATCTTGTCAGCAACTTCACCAGCTTCACCATTAAGGCCAAGAGCAAGATATGAAAGTTCGCTATCATTACCCGTTCCAGCACCGGGATAAATTGCAGTAGAGAATGTCCATTGTTGATATGAGTTTGCGTTCATTGTGTGTCATCCTTTTGTAGTTCTTCATATGCAATCAAAGCATCAAGATAAATCTTAGCTTTGTGTAAATCACGTAGGCCATCCTTCTCACGCCAACGGAAAACATACTTCATAATATTACCTTCAGCAAATGGAACTTGTCGATCAATCAACAGGTCCATAAGTCGAGTGTCTTTATAGTGACTCGGACTTTGCATTTTGCAAACTTTCAATTTTATTTGCAGCTTCTTCTAAAAGGTCTGCAATTTTATCTGGTTTATTTTCTTGTACAGATTTTCGTGTTTGTATTTGTCTACGAATAGTAGCACGAATTCGCAATCGTTCAATTAGAGTTTGCATAATGCTCCTTTAGATATTTAAGGCTGACAAAATGTTCATCAAAGGAACCGTCTTGTACATCATAGGCTAGAAGAATTCCACGGAAATGATTATTACCTGTTGGTGTTAGGTATTCCTCATCATGTTCATAACAACTTCCAGCGATAATACAAGTAATAGTAGACCCATCAGGACGCTTTCCATACGCCACCTGTTTTCCTTGCTGATGACCTGCGATACAAGACATATGAAGCTTAGACACCATTGCACTGGCAGTAGTAGCGGCTCGTCCCATAACACCCGTAGGAAAGTAATGACTATAAGCGATTCCATCAATAAAAACGGGCTTAAGGAAGTCATGAACTTCCCAATCTTGGTATGGGAGATCGTTTGTACTAATGAGTCCTTCCAGTTTCGGATCATCGTTGATAGCCCTATTAATACGGTTCTCATGATTGCCTAAAAGCATCACCTTTCGTGGGTTATATTGTTTCTTTTTGTTAGCTTTAGCTGAAGCATTGTAAGAATACAATGGATCAAGAAGACATTGCATAGCCTTGTTAGCTGCGTCAATGTCCTTCGTATAGCGCCTACCTTCAAATGATTTCTTTCCTACATCATAGCTAGAGAGACTCGGCATGTCTGCAAAGTCTCCTAGGTGAACAACAACATCAGGCTTAACATCTACGATGTACTGACCAATGCGTGTTAGGTATTCAAAATCAACTCCGTCTTTTACCTGTGTATCAGGAATGATAAGATGACTCTTCATTTAGTTGTTGTTATCCATTGTTGAATTTGATCTACATCTTTAATACCACACCACTTAAATCCATACTTGTCTGCCCACTTCGCGTGGGTGTACTTAGTACCACCACATAGCTTATTAGGATTGTCAAAGACAAACCGCAGGTCAAGATCAGGATATTGTTGTTTCAAGAGAACGTATTTGTTTCGTTCTTGGTGGTCAGATAGATAGCCTTTCGTCTCGCAAAGAATACCATTAGTAAAGGTCCAGTCTACTGTATATTTATGTTTAGATTCTGGGACAGTGTATGGAATTACTGTGATTTCATAATCATATTCCGCTTGATTGGCAATAAGGATGTCTTCAAATTTTAGCTCTAGTTTAGATCGTCGTTTACGTTCAGACATTGACTAAGTCCAGACTAGATGATTTGCTTGAGTAATGTCCTTGAAAATCCCACTGACAAGGCCACCAAACATCACTATCTTCATCATAATAAGCGCCGTTTATGTAGTCTTGATAAAAGATTTCGTAGATTCGAACATCTGATCCAGCACGGGTGCGAACTCGTCTGGTATAATCAATCCTGAATTTCTCTGATGATGTACCCATGTTACTCCTTGTTCTCGACATAACCACATACACATAAGGTTAATAGCGAGTTGATGTTTATCTTCATACATGTCATAGACAGTATTGAACATTTCTTGTTCTTCGTAACAGCCTTCTAGATACTTTGCTGCTTTTTTCGGACCAATTCCATTAAGACCAAAAAGATTATCTGTCTTGTCTCCAATCAGAACTTGCTGGTAAAATGTAGAAGCTCCTTGTAAATCAGAGACTTCGTCAAACTCTTGCTTGACAAAGTTATAATGTCTACCGGGAACTTGTTTAAGGTCTTTGTCAATAGAACAAATAATTGTGTCATTTGTTTGACTCCATGCAAGAGCATCGTCAGCTTCATAACCGTGAAAATCTTCACCATTCCATTGATCGAAAAGATATTGTTTACATGCTTTTCGATGGGTTGGGTCTACAGTCTCACGACGATTAGCCTTGTACTCTGGATACACATCGTACCGAAAGTTCTTAGAAGGGGAAAGGAAGCAGCGATATTGATCTGCTTCTACTGAATGAATAATGTGTTGCATTAATTGTTCTACACGAAGTAATGCGATTTCCTCGTCGGAGGAGTCTATGATGACTCCCCCTTCTCGCACATCACAACTTGCAGCACAACGGTAAGCAACTATGTCACCTAACCGTCTATGAGAGCAATACGAGAACTCATAGACTACTGCCCTCCTGTTGGACAGCAAAGTTGTCCAAATACTTTATAGCATTCATTAAGAAATCCTTATTGTCTTGAAAATGCCCTAATCCACGATTACAATTCGTACATAAAATACCACGAACAGTGCCTGTTGTATGACAATGATCTGTGTGAGTATGAGTACCAGAAGTATTTAAATCAATGCTACAAATTGCACATTTAAAATTTTGTTTCTTTAGTAAATTTGTTCTATCTTCTAAAGACAATTTATACTTGTGCTTATAGTAAGCATTCCATTTAGATTCACGATATTTTTGAGTGTGTCCATTATCAGCAGTCCATTTCCTACTCTTGGAATTTGCACATTGCTTACAATAATAGGCATGTCCTCGACTAGAGGTAGAATCTTTATGAAACTCAGATTTTACTTTGTCTGTGTTACATGCTTTACAGTACAAAGTGTCACCGTCGATTAATGCAATCATTGTAAAATTTTAATTATAAGGATAACTAGATCACTAAGAATAGAACCAAGACCATATCCCCAAATAAATGCATTTACATACTGCATGTTAAACTTTCATCTTAGTGGAATATACTCCTGAGCCCGTTGCTTTGATTGCTTGTACTGAGTGTAGAAAAGTGCAGGCACTTGAACCACAATGAGGACACTCAACAAAGTGAATGTCCTTTGTGAATTTTTCAAATTCTTTTCCACAATCTCGACAAACAAAATCTCTAAGCATTAAACTCATAGAGGCACGTCTTCATCTTCATCAAAGGTTGGAATATCTGCTAGCTTTACTGGCTCGGTATCCAGACCAAAGACGAAGGCTTCGTAGAACTTTGCAACACTAACAACTTCTTCTTTAGATGGATTCTTTTTGTCAGTTTTTAGAGTATCAATAGCAGCACTAATAGAAGACTGCCTAACAATATAAATCTGCTTTTTAGCACGTTCTTCTGGAGTCTCATAGGTGGACTTGGGTGAAGCGAATCCAGACGAACCTGACGCTTTTGTGATAGCTTCTGGGCTACCACCAGAGGCAGTGTTAACACCTGTTGCTGTGGAAGCTGCTGTCCAATCCCAAAAACCCTTGTCATTCTTTTGCATCTCAATGGTGTAAACTTCACCTTTCTTTGCATCGACTAGTGTCTTATAGACAACTGGATTACTAAAAGACATTAGCTTCTTAGACGATGTTTGTCCTTTAGCTAAATCCTTAAAAGTAATTTCAGCCATCTTGTATTTACCTTTGTCTTCTACAGACACATCAATGAATTGAATTTGAATTTGCATAGTATCTTTCTAGTTTATTGTTATTAATTAACTACTGTATATATAATATTATACCACATTATTTCAATGTGTCAATAATACTAAGTTAGGTCTTTAAGGTTAGGTCCAACAGATACTTCTCCCAACATCGGTAAGTTCCAGTCAATTCCAAAAGCTCGTTTGATGTTAGCAGGAAGATCAGTGAACACGTCTACCATAATTTCCTTAACGATGTCAACCTCCTCTTCGGGTGAGTCGGATGTAAGAG